GCTCACAGAGGAGGGCAGTCGTATTTGCTAGTAATGTTTCAACATTCATGGCCGATCTCGAAACTTTCATCAAGATTGAGCATCACAGAAGCAATGATTGCGTCCGTAATTGCTTCAATACTTGGATGGTCATTATGCTTGTAAGCACGACGATAGCCGCTGGTTACTCCACCAGCAACACACTCTTCTAGAATTTCACGCACAGTGTTGGGCCTTACTCGGAGCATTTGATAAACCTCATTTTTTGTTCGGGTGGCCAGGATTTCAGATAATCGGAAATTTTGTCAAACTCTAGCAGATATTCTGCCATTGTAACTTCTCGAGTCGAAGTAATCGTTTCGCCAAGATCAGCCTGACCAAACTCTTCTACTTCTTCGCACGTTACATAGTCCATTGCGTATTCGCTTTTTTCGCACTCAACCGCATAAGTGTGACGAAAAAGTCGTACAGTTTCAACAATAAAAAGTGGCATAAACGTCCCTCTAAAAAATATTTGCTACTCAATTTACCCTCGGAGTAGCTTACGAGAATATGGTACCGATGAGAAGACTCGAACTTCCACAACTTACGTTACGAGTACCTAAAACTCGCGTGTCTACCATTCCACCACATCGGCATAATTGGTAGGACTGGTTGGATTTGAACCAACGACCAACAGGTTAAAAGCCCGTTGCTCTACCTCTGAGCTACAGTCCTTTAATTAGGACGGTTTTTATCTGTATCACACTCTAGGGCTTGCTGTACCGCAACTCAATCGGCCTGGGCTTGCTTGCTTCATGACAGACCGGACGTAACCGAAAACCGGTAACTGGTGCCCCCACTCGGATTCGAACCAAGTTCTGCGGATTACAAATCCGCTGCATCGCCATTTATGCTTTAAGGGCCGCTCAGAAAGTATATTATCAAGGCTAGAACATCATATGTCAAGAATTATGTGGGCCAGTAGCGATAAAGTTTCTTCCATTTCGATTGCGAAGAATAGATGCCTGATTCTTTTCAATTCTTTCTAGTCGAGCGTTAATCTCTTTTAATAAAGTAATAACTTCTCTAGCCCACTGAATCATATATCACCTTTTGCTCGGTTCTCACTGCGGGAAACTTCAAAACCGTTTGGATAGCGGCTTTCTAGTTTTGCCACATTCATTTTTACGATTTCCTCCAGATCTGCTCCCAGAGCATTGGCAGCATTGGCGAGATACCAACATATATCTCCCAACTCACGTAGCATATGATAACGAACGTCAACATTGAGTTCTTTTCCTTGAAAAATTACTTTTTTAACAATCTCTGAAAATTCACCACTCTCGCTAGCCAGTCCAACACTTGCCGTCAGCAAGAGCGGGACATTCGCGTCAATCGTTACAATTCGATCAATAAATTCGCTAATACCTTTTGATTCGCGGCTAGTAGTATACTCTACAAATCTCTGATACTCAATCAATTCTACCACAGTTCGATTCCTTTTTCTTCAAGTGCACGGCGACATTCTTGTGCGATTTGCATATGCTCTCGTTGCGTGCCGTTACCACAACGAGTATCAATATAGTGCATCCAGCTGCGAAGAGTTCCATTCATATAAATGCGCGATTGCGTCATTCCTTCTGGAAGAACAGCACGAGCCTGTTCCTTTGCAATTCCATTATTAATAGCCCACTCATAAACTTCCTGAGCAACATCGCTTAGCTCTCGTTGGCACTCCTGCCACTTGTACTGAAGCACTTCGTCATTTGCATCAATGCTGTTCTGACGGTTCTTTGTATCTTGCAGACGCGCGTCACGAAAGATAAAGTCGCTCGTAACCTCTGCGTATCGCTGGCTAAACTCCTGAAAAGTAAAAGAGCGATGACGAAGAATTTGACGAGCAATATCTCGCGTAGTTGTGATTTCGAGACAAGCGTTTGCCATCTCAAAAGGAGAGAAGTGTTTGTTTTTTAGCAAATATTTAATCAGCTGTGGAGCAGTAGTCATATTGTGCTGATTTGCAGGGTTTGATACCCGCGCACAGTATGCTACAGTCTCCATGGCGGAAGGCGTAATCCATACAACTTTTACAGACATTTCAAACTCCTCTCTATCAATTTCAAGTATTATACCACTCATTCACTTGAAAAGTCAAGTAACATTTTTCCAAACCCTTCGAAAAAAATGTTACTTGACTTTCTATTTAATTATTGATAAAATGTACTTTACCTAAGGAGGTACAATGGCAAAACACTATCAACCGCAACATTTTCAACCGAAGTCTTTCTCGCCAATAACTCGAAACCAAAAGAAGGTTTTTGACTACTTTCCGAACAATCATCTTGTATTGCATGGAATGGCCGGAACAGGAAAATCCTTTCTATCTCTATATCTATCCCTTCAAGCAATTCTAGCTAAAAAATCCCCCTACTATAAAGTCATTATTATACGCAGTGCAGTACCAACTCGAGATGTTGGATTTCTTCCAGGATCACTGAAAGAAAAAATTGAAGCGTATGAAGAACCTTATAAAATAATTGTAAGTGAAATCTTTGGCCGTGGCGATGCTTACGGCATTCTCAAAAATAAAGGGCAAATAGAATTTGTCACAACTTCCTATCTTCGGGGAGTTACGCTTGATGATTGCATCGTTATAGTTGATGAATTTCAAAACTGTACCTTTCAAGAACTAGATACTATTATAACGCGAATAGGCGAAAAAGGAAAGATAATTTTTTCTGGCGACTATCGACAAAGTGATCTTGAAAAAGCTCGTGAGAAGAAAGGAATGTCGCATTTTCTAGACATTCTTGAAAAAATGTATGAATTTGAATTTGTGGAGTTCGAAGTAGAAGATATAGTACGAAGCGGGCTGGTAAAGTCTTACATTATTGCTAAGTCGGAACTTGAAGACCACATAAAAAATAGTGCTTGACTATCGTGTTATTCCCTGTTATAATATATGACAGTGTGCGGAATCTTCCCACACTGTTATAGACTAACCGCTACCGAAAGGGGCAATACCATGGAGAATAAAATGAAACTTGATACTTTTTTTGTCGGCTTCGACACTTTTGCACGGAATATTCCTGTCACTGGCACTGACTATCCACGATATAACACTCTAAAAACAGATGATGGTGGATACTTGCTTCAAGTAGCACTTCCTGGTTGGGAACCTTCCAACGTTGAGGTCTGCCTACATAAAGGCGTACTTACAATTAAGGGAGAAAAGCAAGAACAGGACGAGAATCTTCAGTGGATTCATAAAGGAATCTCTTCGAAGAGCTTTGAGCGCAATTTTAAATTAGACACTGACCTTGAAGTGAAGACCGCAAAGTTTCACAATGGAATGCTATCTATAAGTCTTCAGTATTCTTATAATAGTAAACCAATCAAGATCGAGGTACAATAATAGTTGAGGCCGCTCTTCGGGGCGGCCTCTTCTTTAAGTACATTGGATCAATCCATGTTACTACCAATTTTAGGCGGAGTTGTAGAATTAGGAAAAACTTGGTTAGAAGGTAAAAATACCAAGATAAAAGCAAAAGCAGAAGCCGAAGCTACGGTGCTTGTAAAATCTGCTGAAAGCGAAGCAAACTGGGAAAATATAATGGCCCAGAATAGTGCTTCTTCTTGGAAAGATGAATGGCTGACTATTCTTTTTAGTTTACCTATGATACTGTGTTTTTTCCCAGATACGGTTCAATATGTAAGAGATGGATTTACCGCTCTTGATAGTATGCCAGACTGGTATCAGTATACCTTGTCCGTTATTGTAGCAGCATCATTTGGAGTTCGCTCCGCTATTGGATTTATGAGGAAAAAATGAATTACGAAATACTTAAAAAAGAAATCATGGATGATGAAGGCGTCAAGTACGAAATATACCTAGACCATCTTGGTTATCCAACTGTCGGTATTGGTCACTTAATTAAACCAGATGACCCTGAATATGGAAAACCTATTGGTACAAAAGTAACCGATAAAAGAGTTACTGAATTATTTATCTCCGACGCAGAATGTGCGGTGAAAGACTGTAAAAAGTTATTTGTAAATTTTGATACGATTCCAGAGGATATTCAGCACGTACTAGTAAATATGATGTTCAATCTTGGGTACACGCGCTTTTCAAAGTTTAAAAACTTTAAAGCTGCTATTGATGTAAGAAACTGGAAAAAAGCTTCAATAGAAGGAAGAGACTCGCTCTGGTATAGGCAAGTTCCAAACAGAGCTAAAAGATTAATGGATAGACTACAGAATGAACACTGAAAGTAAAGTTTACCACAAATACAGAAATAGAAAATTTATTATGTGTGCTACTGGGCCTTCGCTAACACCGGAGGTAGTAGAGACTATTCGTAAATATAAAGGAGACCACGTAGTTTTTGGTATAAATGACGCATATAGAACTATAGATTTTTTGGACGAGCATTATGCTTGTGACGAAAAATGGTGGGAGTGCTGGGGCGCAGACTTTCGTGAGAAATACCCACATCTATCCTCTTGGGCTTACGGCAGTAACGCGGCTAAATGGGGTGTGAAAGTTATAAAAGGATTCCACAATACTGGATTCAGTCTTAGACAAGACAAAGTTCATTATGGGTCAAATTCCGGATATCAAGCTCTAAATATTGCATTTTTAATGGGCGGACGAAAGTTTATTTTAGTTGGCTATAATATGCAAAAAATTAAAGGTAAGAGTCATTTTTTTGGCGACCATATGCAAATGAGCAATAATAGCCCCTATAATATTTTTGTTCAAAATTATAATAGCATACAAGGCCCTATTAGAGATCTTGTAGTTAATTGTACAGAAAATTCTGCTTTGAACTGTTTTCGAAAAAGTAATTTAGAAGAGGAATTACAAAGTGATTAAAATATTTGTCGGTACTTCCCAAAACGGGGAAGATGCTGTTGCAGAAAAAACTTTAGAGTATTCTTTAAGAAAACACTCAAGCGAACCACTTGAGGTTATTTTTATGAGAAATAATGATTCTTATATGGGGTATTTTAATAACTCTACATGGGCTACACCATTCACCAATCTTCGGTGGACTATACCAGAATATTGTGGATTTACTGGAAGAGCTATCTATATGGATGTAGACCAGCTAAATTTAAAAGATATTTCTGAGCTATATAATATTGATTTAAATGGCAAGCCTTTCGCCTCACGCGAAGATCGCCTTTGTGTTATGGTTATTGATTGTGCGGCTATGCAATCTCTAGTGCAGCCAGTATCCGTAATTAAAAATACTCCAAACTATGGTACGAGCATTTATTGGGATATTGTTAAGAAAAGCCATCACTTTGACCCAAGATGGAATTGTCTAGATGGGGAAGATCGACCTATATCAGATATATGGCATCTTCATTTTACTTCCATGCCAACGCAACCCTGGAAACCGGCATGGTTTCGTGGAATACCAAAACCACATTGGAGAAAAGATTTAGTAGACTTATGGGATATGTATAGAATTGAGGCGTATGCGAATGCTTGATATCATAACGCCTAGTGGCGATAGGCCACTTCAGTTTTCTTTGTGTGTAGAGTGGATGAAAAAACAAACTTTTACTGGCAAAGTGAACTGGATTATAGCAGATGACAGTATAGCTTCTCATTATGAAACTCCAAAAATGCCAGATAATTGGAGCGTAACGCATTTAAAAATTAATAGACTAACTTTACCAACTTTTAGTACTCAATCAGATAATATATTGAAAGCATTGGAAAATGTGAAGAATGATAAAATCGTTATGGTAGAAGACGATGATTATTATCATCCAAGTTGGCTAGAAACTTGTGATAAAAATTTAAACAATTGTGATATTTTTGGCAGGACAAGAGTTATTTTTTATAACATTTCAAATAAAACTTTTTGGGATAAACAGTATAATAATGGTTTAAACCCAATGTGCCAAACTTCGTTTAAAAGTACGTTAATACCTAAATTTAAAGATATCTGTAGTAAAAATACAGAATTATTAGACCATTTACTTTGGGGATTAGTAGAAGATAGCAAAAAAATATTTTTAAGTAATAATAAAATAGAGTACGTTATTGGAATAAAAGGATTATCGGGTCGTGGTGGAATGAGTAGAAAACATACAATGATATTCAATAATCCAGACCCAGACTACTATTATTTAAAAAAATTTATTGGCGAAAATGCTTTAACTAGGTATAAACAATATGCTTAACATAGCTATAATTGGTCACGGCCCTAGCTTATTAAATTCAAATTTAGGTAATAATATAGACTCTTTCGATATAGTTATACGTCAAAAAGCAGTGTCACACTCTTTGATGACTACTTACCCTGAAGATTTTGGTAAAAAAACTTCTATAATTTGTGGCTCCTACACAATAAAAGAAGCTTTATTTTGGGATTCTAAGGCAGATATATGGGTTTTCGCCGATTCTAGGCACGAAAAAATAAATATAAAACCAGACCTAAGATTTACATTATTAAAAGATAAATGTGATTATTGGAATGATTTCTATAGGTCTTTAAGAACTGAAAACTTTACTAGACATGAAAAAATGACAATTCATCCAACATCTAGTGATGTTGGGCACAACCACATGAGTTGTGGATTGCATACCATTATGTACGCTTGCGAAATTCTAAAACCAAAAAAATTAACTTTATTTGGTTTTGATAATGTAAGTTCTGGTACATTTAATTGGTCTTTAACTAGAGGCCCTACTTGGGGTCAGTATCCTGACCATAGATGGGATATTGAAAAAGAAATGCTGTTGATATTAGTTGATAGATACTCTATAGAATTAGAATTTATATAGGATTAAATAATGAAACTTGTAGAATTTATAGAATCAGTTGAATATGAAAAAACTGATAAGTATTATTTAGGACTTATACATGAAGTTTATGAAATTATTTTTACTGAAAGTTTGAGGGATAGTACTTTAAATTTACTAGAAATAGGTATAAAAGATGGTTTATCGCTTTTATTGTGGAAAGATTATTTTTTAAATGCAACAATAACTGGGATTGATATAAAAGAATGTTTATCTTTAAATAAAGAAGAAAGAATTATACAATTAATAGAAGATGCATATACTATAAATACAGTTAAAACTTTACCAAGTAACTTTGATATTATAATTGATGATGGGCCACATACCCTGGAGTCAATGATATTTTTTTTAACACATTACCCAAATTTATGCCGCAAGGGTGGATTAGTTATATTAGAAGATATATTATATGCTGATTGGATGCCGACTTTATTAAGTATAGCAAAAACCCACGGAACAGTTAAGCATAAAAATATCAAAAATTTAATGAGATCTGATAGGCTACAGAGAAAGTGGAAGGACAGGGATTACTTTACTATTGTACTAGAGGTTTAAATGAAAGTTTTTATTGGGTGGGATTCTCGAGAAGAGATAGCGTATGAGGTTTGTAAAAAATCTATTAAGCTGCATAATGATTTTATAGAAGTGTACCCGATTAAACAACAATACCTACGGGAGCTAGGAATATATAGAAGAGAAGAAGACCCGCTAGCTTCAACAGAATTTACACTAACTAGATTTTTAGTTCCATATTTAAGCGACTACTCTGGAATATCAGTATTTATGGACTGCGACATGTTAGTACAAACAAATATTATGGGCGTTTTACAAGAAATTATATACAAGGGGGACCCTGTAAGTTGTGTGCAGCATGAAAGTTATGTACCCAAATCCTCTATAAAGATGGACGGAAGAGTACAGCATACATATCCAAAAAAGAACTGGTCTTCTTTCATGGTTTTTGATTGTGGGCACCCTGAGGTAAAAAAGAATCTAACTTTGAGTAAAGTTAATTTATACTCCCCACAGTATCTTCATAGAATGGAGTGGGCTTCTTCTATAGGAAAACTACCCCACACTTGGAATTATTTAGTTGGCTATTACAACGATATAAAGCATCCTAATGTTTTACATTATACAGATGGCGGCCCCTGGTTTGACGAATACTCAAATTGTGAATTTTCAAATAACTGGTTAGAAGTAGCAAAGCATGTTTAATATATATACAACATTCTCACCCGCTGACTATAGATTATACGGCAGTAGGTTTATAGATACTTTTTTACAGTATTGGCCAGAAGATATAAAATTGTACATATACTATGAGGGAACTCCAGAGATATTAAATGACAGAATAGTATGGGTGGATTTTAACAGAGAATGTCAAGAGCAAATTGAGTTTGTAAGAAGAGGTCTGTCAATTAAGCAAGACTCTTTTTATAGAGGGGCTGCAAGATTTTCATATAAAGCGTTCACTATAATAAACCACTTAGAGAAAAATATAGATAGATACAATATATGGTTGGATGCTGATTGTATAACTGTTAAACCAATAAATTTAGAATGGTTAAATACTTTAAAATCTGGGGCTTCTTGTGTATCTGTACTAATGAGAAATACTCGTGCTATTGAGTCAGGATTTATATTGACAGACAATAATCACCTAGAGTATAATACGCTTTTGCATAATTATGCTAATATTTATAGAAGCGACGAAATTTATAAATTACCAGAGTGGCATGATGGCTACATATTAACTTATGTAATAAAAAGATTTAAAATACCTTATTTCGATTTATCCCCAAATAATGAGTATAGGGAAATCCACCCTTTTTCCGCTGGCGTTCTCGGTGAATATTTAGACCATTTAAAAGGCCCAAGAAAAGCAGACGCGGGCTCTAGAGAAAGAAACTATTTTTGGGGGAATTAAAATGTCAAGAAACGCAATAGTACAATTTCATATTAACCCAAGTTTATATAAAAAAGGTAATAAAACTAGTGTACTAGATAAAACTAATGAAGTTATTTTTAATTATTCAAGTAAGTCTTTTCGAGATTACTGCATAAAATATGATTTAGACTATATACTTATAACTGAGCCTAAAGTAAATTATATTCATCCTACTTGGGAAAGATTAGATTTATGGATAAATAAAGACCATTGGTTTGATAAGTATGATAGTATATGCTATGTGGATACAGATGTATTTGCGCTGCCAAAAGCCGATAACATATTTTCTTTTAGTAAAGATAATAAATTTTGTAGAGTACCCTACTGGAAGGCAAACAAAGAGTTAGATCAAGATAGTATTTTTATAGGTACTAGAATAAAAGAATCCGGATTTCAGGCGGGGGTTATTTTATTAAATTCATACGTTATAGAAAAAACTATAGATGACGTACTGGACTATAAAAATATAAAATTTACTGATGATTCTGTACTATTAAATTATGCCATAGCTAATAGTGATATTGATATTTATAATATACCTGAAACATTCAATGTTAAATATACGCCCAACACTAATTTATCCGTAGTTAATTTTTTGCACGCTTTTGGAAAATTTAAAGTAAATCACCCAGAAGCATTCTTATCAACTTTAAAAGGAATTTTTAATTAAATATGAATTTGATACTTTGTATAGCTGGATTAAACACTAGATTTCACGATGTTGGATTTGATATACCAAAATATCTTTTACCCTGGAATAACACAACTATTATTTCAGAAATTATAACTCAACTCAGTTATGGGTATGATTTTGATGAAATTATAATCTTAGCAAATAGTAGAGATAAATATTTTAAAAACAATTTATATTCAACACTTGAAAATGTCCCAAA